GGGATGCCAGCCATGCCGACTCCGGCAGCTGCTTTAACGGGCGAAGATGCAAATTCAGCGGTTGTGATTTTTCGGGAGAAGAACGCCACGGATGGAGTCTCTCACAAACTTGTTGCAAATGCAACTACCTTCCGAACGCCATTGCTGCGCGTCCAGTATTTGACGGGCGGGAAACAAGTGCGGCTGCAACGACAAGAAGTCGCGCTGCTTCAATCGGCCCAGGGGAGCGTTGGCTACTGATCACAACCTGACCGTTGGCGCGGGCAAGGACGGCGCGGTTGACATGGGTTGCAAGCAGTTCTTCGCCTCGGTGGTAGATGCGTTTTTCAAGAATGAGCGAGCGCGTCAAACCCGTAAATTTTAATACTTCGGCGTAGCCGAAAATTTGACGTCGCCGTTCTAGTTTCTCTGGAGTGTGTAGATCAAGGGCGGGCGAGATTGCCAGTCGCAGTTTCGGGTCTGCGTCCATTGCTTCATTTATCTTTATCCACATCTCTTTGAGGGACTCTGTGGAGAACTGAACAGTTGCAATGATGTTGCCTTCTTCGGTAAGTCCGCAACGAATGCCCACATACTTTTCTCCGCCTGTGGCTGAGTCCACCGCAAGGACGCCCCCTGTCGGACAATCTGATTCCGTGAACAACTTGTCCCAGACTCCAGGCTGAATCCAAGCGTCCGCCGACGAGACCCACAGATTCAAATGCGCTCGGAGGAACGCTGCTCGATCAGGAGTTTCCGCAGCTGCTTGCAACGCCTCAAGAGTGATGGTCTGACCAAGGGCAGGGTTGGCGTAGCCCCAATTGATTTCATCGTTCGGGTCGACAGACGGAAGACTCCATTCGGCAAAGTAAAGACGAGTTTGTTTCTGCTGATCTATCGCGCCAATTGCTGCCTCCCGCAATCGTTGCATTGTCTTAGACGACTCATCGCCCGAAGTTGACCAGGACGAAAGAAGGGGAGATTTGACCGCAATCTGCGACGGGCGCAACGCGTCGAAGTAAACCTCCTCGGACACATTCCAGATTTCGTCGACCACAATTAGGTCGTAGGTTCCGCCGTGAAGGTTCGGCGTTGCAGCGCGGACTTCCCACGTCGACCCGTTCGGCATCTCAACTTTGTTGCGTCCATACGACCAAGTCACATGGCCTTCAAATTGTGCCTCGAGTACCGGAGCAAGTTCATTGAAGATTGCAACCGCGCGATCAAGTTTGTTGGCAACGGAAAGAACGTGAATAGGTTTCCCGCGCATCGCTGACCAGTCCGTCAAGAAGAATCCGCAAAGACTTGTCAAGGCAACCGACTTGCCGTTCTGTCGAGCGCAGCTAGTCAACGCCTCACGAAAGACAAGGTCGCCATTCTCATCATGAGTTAACTGACCATCGAGCGCCACCTTTTGCCAATCAAAGAGCGTCCTCGAGAGAACTCTTTCCGACCATGCAGCAACTGCAGGCCCATAAGAACCTGACCCCTGGGTGACCGATTCCAATCTCGGTTGAACCATTCCAATCCCGAGCGTTATGTCCGCAGACGCAGGACATCGAACTGATTCGGTTTGAACCCGTTCAGATAAGAGAAAGGAAGGGGACGGGGTCATTATTTTTTCTTTTTTCAAAAAAAGTTCTTGATTGTTTTGTTTTTGTTTTGGTTTTTGCGTTGGGTCGAGTCCGAGGTGTTCTGCTCTTGAGTGGGCTTGTGCTGTTCGGTTGCCGTTGATGTATTGTGCGCCGCGCCTAGAGTTGCATGGTTTACATGCGGGTACGAGTTCGGTGTCATCTCCAACGAGGTCGTATGGGATCAGGTGGTCTGCTTCGGTGGCGGGTGCTTTGTTGCACCAGTGGCACAGCGGATTGTCTTGTAGTAGTTCTGCTCTTCTCTTGAGGAACTCTGGACTGCTTCTTCTCTTGCTCATGGTTGCCCCCTGCTAGCGCGACCCCCCGAGGGGTCTTGCTCTCTTTCGTTGTGCGATGGTCTTGTGTAATGCTCGCCCCCCGCAGTTCCAGTATGTCTCTGAGGTTGCCGGATGTTTGACATCGTTGGACGGTCACCATTCACATTTATGACGTTTGGACGCTGCACAGTAGCCCGAAGGCAGACTGCTCTACCCGAGTTCCCTCGTGTTCTGCGAACCATCTGCAACTGATGATGTCGGCCTGCGTCTCTCAATTGTGTTGGCATATTAACCCTTGCGGAACCCTTGGAGGATTGCTAATCCGATACTTAACAGAAGGATGTACCAGGCGATGGTGACAATCATGACACGGTGCCTAACCGCTTAACGGGGGCTTTGTACATCTCACAGCCCGCAGGGAGCGTCTGAGGGAACTCTGGCAGGTCTGTCAATGGGTACAGGCGGTAGTCCTTAATGGTGAAGCAGTCGGGAAATATCTCGTCGTTGTTCTCGATGACTTCTCGGCCTGTAATCCAGCCCTCAATGAGGACGCGGTTCTCTCGGACTTTGCAGAAGATGAAGTTGTGATCAGCATTGTCCCTAGTGCGTACTTTGATGGTGGTGTCTGGGTTCTCAGTTGACCGGACTTGATAATTAAGTACGTCGAATCCGTTTGCTTCTTGTTCCCAATGCCATTCCGCGCCGAGCAATTTCGCGACGGCGTATTCACCTATGGCACCGAACACGTCTGTCTGGAACCAGTTTTGTTCGTGGTATTTGCGCCCTGGTTGGTTGGGTCTGTCGGCTCGCTTAATTGCCAGGAGGCGACGGTTAACGCCGCCGTGCGCTGCTATCTGCATATCGGCATCGGACAGGATGACGCGGACGGGTTGTCTCATTGAATCTTTGCCTGCCTGCCAAGTCGAGCTGCTATTGCGTCAAGGTCTCGAGGACGCCAGAGGTGATATTCGATTCCTGCGTTGACAAGGCATCGTGCGTACTTTTCTTGTTCGGCTGAGAGTTTGCCTTCGGCTGCTTTTAATTCGCAGAAGATTACTCCTCGAGATGGGATGGATGTTGAGACGAGGACAAGGTCGGGGAATCCGTTGCCGTCTGACCGCCATACTCCAGGGCGAGGCGATGAGGGTGAAGCATGAAAGACGAGCCATTGTTGCATTCGTGCGACCTTGATGACTTGGTCTTGGAATATCTTTTCGGAGACAGTCATCGGGTGTCTTTTCCCAGAAGGAATCCGCACATGAAGAGACTGACGCACATGATGACCAAAGTGAGGAGGTCGACCATTAGAACGCCTCTTCGGGTTCTTCTTGCGGTGCGGGAGCCGACTTGAGGGTGTCAATGTATGCAGACGCTTCGCGCTTGGTCATGCCTTGAAGGTTTGCCGGTGGAACTTTGCCTATTGATTTACAGACCGCGCGGATCATGTTGAGTTGTTTGTCTGACGCAAGGTTGGACGGCTCGGTGACGCTTCCGCCTTCTGTGGGTCGTGAGGTCATGCGCTCAACCTTTTGCATCTCCTCCCTCGAGGGGCGTTTGTCAAGCGATGTCCCGCAGAAGTTATGCATGGGAAAATTTGACAAACATCTGCCGAGCGAACTTGTCTCGCAGTTTTCTAAAGAACTCGTTTTATTGACATTGCCTTGATTTCTAATTTCTTCGGCATGGCCTGTCGCAACAACGACGCCATCGCAGAGAATGGTTGTTTTCATGACGCAAATGTCGTCGCCTGGGGCTGACAGAAGTTCAGAGATTACAGAGAAGAATTGCTCTCGTGTTTCTGACCATTCAATAAAACGTGAGAATCGACTTTGAACTGGTTCGTAGTCCTCAATGCTCACGATGGGTTCTCCGTGATCCATTCAATGACTGCTTTGAATTCTTCGTTGTAACTCATGCTTGGGTGACGCATCCGTTCTGCAGCGTTGCGCATAGTCATTATCAGGGCGATTGCCTGACTAACTGTTGCGCCTTCGTCGAAGCGCATTTCTCCGTCAAGTTTGACTGACAGATTCATGAGACGCGCAATGATCTCGTCGGTTGTTAATTCCATGATGTTTCCCTCATCTTTCGTTACGACCCTGAGGTCGCTTTCCAATGCCCAAGACCACCATTGTCGTAGAGGTATCGAGCGACCCTGACATTACACGACGGATCTTGTAATGCGCGGATGACGTCTTGTTTCTTACAGACTGCCCGTGTCACGGTTGCCCATGAACCTTGAATCTGCATGAGACCGACATCGGGTCGTCCGGTTCTTTTGCGGACTGGCGACACGGCTCGGGGGGTGCATCGCGATTCGCGGTACATAATCCTCGAGAGGGTTGGCACGACCTTTGCGGGGAAGTGCTTGCGCAGGAGCGGTTCCCACTGTGGGCAGGATTGCGCAGCTGCTGATACGGGGGTTGCGGTGAATGTTGCGGTGATGAGGGCGATTGCCATGATTCTCTTAATCAACCTGTTCTACTTCTGTAATCGAAGCGAACGTCATCCAGGGAGCGCGCCTTGTGGCGACTGTGACTTTGACGATCTCTTCTGTTGCCGAATCCGTGAAGATTTGGACGAGGGTTAGTTTGTCTTTAGACCATAACGGCATATATCCCCACGATGGAATCATGGTCGGTTAGCCATCATCTTGAGCCATAGCCAACATGAGACCCAACCTATTATGAAACTGTAAATGAATTGAGTGTCGGTCATAGCGGTTTCCCTTCGCTGTTCGTGTCTGGATGTTGTAACACAAGCAAGCGTCTAGGTGGCGGATTCGACCTCGGAACCAATGAGGGAAACACAGTTAGTCCCGAGGTCTAGCGCGAAGAGGGTGATTTCTTCGGGCGATTTATGGTTTCGGCAAGGCTCTCCATGCTGCTTCAAATGCTTCTGGACTTTCCCATTCGTTGGAAATTTCGGCATGGAGCCAGACACCGCCTGGGGTTCCGGCATTGTCTTTTGAGGTAAACAATTTGACGCCTTTTTGCCCTGGCCCGCGCGACGAGCGATAGCCCCTACCCCATGCGGTTTTGTCTGATTCGGGTTGTGCAGGGTTGCGGAAGGAGTAATCGTGCAATTCGCAAAGGAGCAATTCTTCTGAATTATTGACGAGCCATTCCCATGCTTCTTTTGCAGCTGCTCTTCCTGCTCGAGTTGCGGGATAACCCATATCGACTGCGAAGCCTGTCGCATGGACGCTGAGGTTTTTAGAACCGCGCATCGGACGGTTGACGTACATTCCTAGATTCGTAAATGCCCAACGCCGTTGACATAGATCAAAGAATTTCTTTGTAATTGGTGAAGTGGCTTTGCCGTCCCACGAAGGGTAGAAGGGATATTTGCGAGCGGTCATGGTGCAGGTGGGTCTTTCGGACGATCCTTGAGGCCGTTACCCGCTAATACCCCCAAGAGCCCGCCAGTTAACGTAGCAAGCATTGGCGACAAGACTGACCATGCAGCATCGTCGTTAGGCGAAACCTCGAGAGGTTGAGTCACAAACAGTAAGCCGTAAAGAAGTGAGATGATTGACAGAACGAATGCAAGCGTTAAGCCGATGGCTACGACAAAGATGAGTCGTGCTTTAATTTCTTCGTTGCTGTGTCTGTTGTCTGGTTTCATGTGCATTTCCCTCCAGTGCCGTAGGCAGGTGCAATTGTTGTTGAGATTGTTTCGGTTACGCCTCGTAGGGCTTTGTTCTTTGTTGGTGGGCAGTTAAGGCGTTCGCGGTCTGCGCAAGCGGTAAGCGACCCTAAAAACACCAATAGAATTAGGCTTTTACGCATTACAAACGGTATCCGTAAACGGTAACAGTTCCTGTAAATGTTCCTGTGTCGGGAAAAATTGTAAGTCCTGTGCAGACATCTGTGCCGGTGTTTCGGCCGCTTCCAAATAAGCGCATACTGTTTGT